GAATTTCGGATACTGGCTGGGTTCTTTCTCCGACAGCAGGGCATCTTCCAGACGTTCTTGCTCGACGATCCGACCGATGATCTGACCGCTGGGCAATTGATCGGCACCGGAAACGGAACAACAAAGGCGTTCAAGCTCATTCGGACTTTTGGCGGTTACGTGGAGCCAGTCAGCGCATCGCAGGGTGTTAGCGCCATATATTTCGACGGAGTGGCGCAAGCTCTTGGAGATTTCAGCGTTGATACAACAACCGGCACCGTGACATTTTGGACGCCACCGCCGAACGGCAAGGTGATAACGGCGGATTTCGGTTATCTGTTTCGGGTCAGATTTGCCGACGACGCGGCGGAATTCGAGAACTTCATGTATCAGCTCTGGACGCTGAAACAGATCAAGCTGCAATCGGTGCTGGCATGAGGCCTTGCTCCGCCGCACTCTCCACCTTGCTGAACGATCCGACAAAGCTCGCTTCGGTGCAGGTCGACCTCTACACGGTCGCCCTGGTCACCGGCGAGGTTCTGCGCTGGTCGGGCAGCGACTTCGCGATCACCATTCCCTCGGCCGGGTTCCCTGCGGAGAGCATCAATGCAGGGGGGGATCGCACCTTTTTGCTTGGGCCGAAGTTCGGGCGATCGAAGGTGTCAACCAAGATCGGCGTCCAAGCAACCGAACTCGATATCGATATCATGGCGGGGGCTGGCGATATGGTCGGCAGCTTCTCGATCGCACAAGCGGCGCGGGTCGGCATCTTTGATGGCGCGACGGTCGAACTGGACCGGTTCTTTGCTCCGCCGCAAGTCGCCGGTTCCGGCGCGCTAGATACCAGCCTTGGCGTGCTACTGTGGTTCTATGGCCGCGTTGCTGATTGCGATGTTGGCCGTTCGAAGATCGCCGTCAAGGTCAAGTCGCTGATGAACCTCCTCGCGGTCCAGCAGATGCCGCGGCGGATCTATGGCGCGAGCTGCACCCACGTCTTCGGCGATGCCATGTGCGGCTATGACCGGGTGCTCGGCAAGAACGCGCTCGGCACGTCAACCGGCGTCGGCCAGGTCACGATCACCGCGACGGATACGGTGCAGGCGCAGATCACGAATGGCACCGCGATCCCGGCGGGGTACGATCAGGGGACGATCGTCGGGCTGACCGGCGCCAACACCGGGTACACGCGCACCGTCTTTGGGGTCGCGACGCCGATCGTTTACCTCAAGCAGCCGTTCCTCTTCCCGGTGGTGATCGGCGATACCTTCGGCCTCTTACCGGGGTGCGACCATACGAGCGCGACGTGTAATAGCCCATTGCAAAACCTGTTGCGGTTCGGCGGCTTTCCCTATATCCCGCCGCCGGAGGTCGCGGTCTAGCCATGGGCGGTGCGGCTGTCCGGCGGTCGGCCGTGGTCGAGGAGGCGCAGAGCTGGATCGGCACGCCGTTCCACCACGAGGCCCGGATCAAGGGCGCTGGCGTCGACTGCCTGATGATGCTGGCCGAGGTATACGAGCGTGCCGGCGTGGTCGGCCATATCGACGTGCCGCACTATCCCCAAGACTGGCACATGCACCGCGACGCCGAGCGGTACATGGAAGGTCTGCTCGCCTATACCCACGAGATCGAGGCGCCGCAGCCCGCTGACATCGCCCTCTTCAAGTTCGGCCGGGTCTTCTCGCATGGCGCGATCGTCGTCGAGTGGCCGCGGGTGATCCACGCCTACTGGGCGATCGGGGTCGTCTGGGGCGATGTGCGGCAGCCCCCTCTCAAGGGGCGCGAAGTGAGGTTCTTTTCGCCGTTTGTCGCGGCCTCCAATGCCTGACGGAGGGGACTTCCTCGGCGGCAAGGGCGGTGGCCCGACCCCCTTTTCGAATGCCTTCAAACCGTCGACAGTCGCGTCGCTGCGCTACAACACGAGCCAGGCCGGCAGCCCGATCCCGATCTGCTACGGCACGCAGCGCCTCACGATCAACGTCCTTGAATTCTGGGGCGAGCAAGGGTTCGGGTCCAATAACACAAAGGGAGGTAAGGGATTAGGCTCGTCGGGCGGCAAGAAAAGCTCCGGCGCGAACTATTCGGTCAACATCGCTTTTGGGATCTGCCAAGGCCCCACTTATTTTATCGGAGCGCCGCACGGGATTGCGGGAGATAACCGGGTCTGGGCAAATGGCTCAGTTGTCAGCATCAGCCATGTCGCGGTCTCCGCCTATGCCGGCACTGACGGGCAGGCCCCGGATGCGGTCTTTGCTAGCTCCGACACGAACACGCCGGTTCTGGGCTATTCCGGCACCTGCTATGTCACGGGTACGCCGCTGCAACTGGGATCGACCCCGGCGCTTCCCAACGTGCAGTTCGAGGTCAGCGGGTTCGGCCTCGGCACGGCGGGGCCTGGCTTCACGGGCGATGCGAACCCGGCGTGGATTATCACCGATCTTCTGACCAACTCGCGCTATGGCGCCGGATTCCCATCGGCCAACCTAGATGCTTCTGGCTCGATCGCCGATTACGGCACCTATTGCCAGGCCGCGAAGCTCGTCATGTCGATGCTGCTCGATCGGCAACAACCTTGCGCCCGCTGGGTCGAGGAGATCGCGCAACTCACCGTTTCTGCCGTGGTGTGGTCGGGCAGCACCCTCAAGATCATCCCCTATGGCGACGGAGCGCTCAACGGCAATGGCGCGATCTGGACGCCAGACCTGACCTGGCAATATAGCCTGACCGATGCCGATTTCCTCGATTTCGGTGGGGGCAGCGACCCGGTCATATTGACCCGCAGCGACCCGGCCCAGGCTACCAATTGGCTCAGCATCGAGTATATGGATAGCATCAACAACTATAACGTGCAGATCCTGCCCGTCTGGGACCAAGGCCTTATCGATCAATTCGGGCTCCGTTCGGAACCTTCAATTACAGCGCATGGGTTTACCAATTCGGAGAGCGCAGCCCTCTCGGCGCAGCTTCAGCTGCAGCGCAAGGCCTATATCCGCAACACCTACAAGTTCAAGCTCGGTTGGCGGTTCTCTCTCTTGGAACCGATGGATATCGTGCTGCTGACCGACGCGACCCTGGGCCTCAGCGCCGCGGCGGTGCGCATCACCCAGATCGACGAGGACGACAACGGCGAACTCACCATCACCGCCGAAGAGATCCCAGGGTGGACGCCATGACCGGCACGATAATCCCGATCGGCGTCGGCACCTCGCCGTCATTTCCAAAACTCACCTCGGCCGGTACTGCAACAAATCGCCTAGTTGACCCAGGTAACACCAACTCGCCGATCATTTTTGAGCCACCGCCCGCACTGACTGGGGGGGCCTTTGAAGTCTGGATGATCGCCTCGGGCGGTATTGAGACAGACGTAACGAGCGCTATCACAACGTCCGGTGCGGCGCTGCATTTCGCCGGTCCTCTATCGCCCGCGATCGTTCCGGGGTGTTTGGCCCAAGATGCGACGGCGCCGACGGTGATCCCGATTGGCGCGACCGTTCTCGATGTGACGGTCGTCGATGCGACCCACACGACGGTTACTCTTGATGCGAACGTGACGGGCGCCGGTGTTGGCAATGTCGATACGATCACGTTCTACTCGCCGAACTGGGGCGGCTGCCAGGTCCTCATATCGAGCGATGGAAGCACCTATACGAATGCCGGGGTGATCTATCGCGGCGCTCGGCAAGGCGTCCTCACGGCGACGCTGGCGAGCCATGCCGACCCCGATACCGTCGATACCTTGTCGGTCGATCTGGCCGAGAGCCAGGGGCAGCTCTTGTCGGGCACGGCGACCGACGCCGACGACTTCGTGACGCTATGCTTCTGCAACGGCGAATTAGTGAGCTATGAGACCGCGACCCTCACCGCTGCCTATCGCTATGATCTTCTCACGCGGTTGCGGCGCGGCATCTATGGCACGCCGATCGGGAGCCATTCCGCGGGTGCGAACTTCGCGCGGTTCGGCCCCAATGACCCCTCGCTCTTCCGCTACCCCTATCCCGCGAGCTTTGTCGGCAAGACGATCTCGATAAAGCTACCGGCGTTCAACATTTGGGGCCAGGCACTGCAAAGCTCTGCGGGCTTGGATGTGTTCACCTACACATTAACCGGCGCGGGCGCCGTGCAACCGATGAATGTGTCCTGGCAGTTCCTCGCCATCCCCCAAATCAATGTGCCGATCCTGCTTTACACTTTTGGCGAAGCCGTCAATTTCCCGGCCAATTTCGACGGCAGCCCGACCTTCATTAGCACCGCCGCAACCGTCACGACAATTTTCGACATTGCGCAGAACGGGACAAACTTCGCGACGATGACTGCCGCTGCCGGTGCAACCGGAGCTGGTGCCCTTACATTCTCGGGACCGGCATCATCCTTCATCTCTGGAGATGTGCTGTCGATCATTCCGCGGCGCACCGATGCGACGCTAGCGTATTTGGCTGCCGTGCTCGCGGGAACGAGTTGAGCCTAGCTAGGAGTTGGTGATAAATGCAGAGACACCTCGCCACCTCGTTCGCCCTTGGGCTGCTGGCGACAGCTCTGTCGCCCCTGTTGGCCGTAGCGCAAGCACAAGCTCCGGGCATGCTGCGTGATGCGAAGAACGCCCTCAACCCCGGCGCGCTCAACAATCTCGGCCTCGGCACGACCAACGCCCCAACCTTCGCTGGTCTGACCCTCGGCGGCGCGGCGTCGCTGTCGCACGCCTTCGCTGGCACGACGCCGAATTGGGTATTCTGGCAAGCGGCCACTGCCGGCTCGGCGACGATACCGGAGGTCGGCGGTCATTTCAGCATGACCAGTTCCACCGGCGCGGCTAATCTGACGACCGCCTACAAGATGGGACTGGCGACCGAGGCGACCTGCAATTCCGGCTCGGCGAGTTGCTGGGGGCTGAATACTCTCGTCACCCTCGGCGCCGGCGGAACATTGCGCGGCGGGATCGGCTATGAAGTCGATCTGAACAACAACCAGGGGTCGTTTCCCGTCACCCCCAGCAATCCCTATGGGGCCAATTTCTATGCCACGGGGACGCCCGCCGGCGGCTTCATAAACAACTTCGCGTTCGGCGCGATCTCTGCCACCGGATCTTTATGGCACCAGGGCTTTCTTGTCCAGGGCACCAACGCGGTCGATACCGCGGCGTTCGAGGATATGTCAACCGGGGCGCCGACCAGCTTCCTCGGTGCGAACGGCATGCTGGTCGGCTCGACCACGATGGCCCGGCGGGCGCTGAACCATACCTACATAGCAGGCGCCAACAACCTTGAAATTTTGGATC